CACTAGCTATTAGTTGTTCTATAAATTCACCAATATTCTTCAAGTTAATTTCTTGATTATATGATTTTTTCACCTCAGGTTTATTTTCTTTTAAAGATTTAATGGATTGCATTCCTAATCTTTCTTTAACCATTTTTATGGCCATTTTTACTTTAGCCGAATCATCCACTATTACTTTGTTTCCTTCAGTTTCAAAATTAACACCATTGTTTTTTAATTCTGATTTGAGCATTTTTATTGACTTATCTGTTCCAGATAATGTTATTTTTGATTCATTTAAATTGCCATATCCACTTGATTTATGTTTGCCTTTAGGGTCTTTTGGAGCAGGTAATTGTTCACCTTTTATACCTTTAACACTAAACATAGCATTTTTACTATAATAATTAATGTCTTTGGCCATATTTTTGGCTACAATTTTTTTAACTTCATCAACTGTTTTGGTTTTATTTTTTGGATCATCCATTTCAGCCAAAAACCCTAATAAAAAAGATTGACCATAAACATTATCAATATTGTCAGGATTGGAATTATCAAAATTGGCTTTCTTTAAAGTTTCTATGGTTTCTTTGCTTGCTTTAAAAGTATTTTGGTCACCATATTCTTCTTTATCTTTAACACCAACTACCTCTTTGATATTTTGTTTAAAGACTTTAACCCAATCTGTTTTTTGGGTTTGTTTTACTTCCTCAGATAGTATACTTTTTGTTTTTAAAATATGAATAGCAGTGTTATAGTCGGTTACAGGAGTAACAAATTCAGGAAATATTCTACGTGCACTTTTTAAAAAGTAATCTTTATTTCCTTTACCTTCTTTAATAAGGTCATATTGTTGTTGTAAAGTTTTTTCCATTTATTATAAATATTAAAATTTTAGTCTTTAAATAATTCTAGTAAATCATTTAGATAATCATTAGCTAAATCAGTTCCATAAACTACATTGTATGAATCTGGATTTTGTCTGTAATAGTCTATGGTTTTATGTTTGGCTTGTTGTAATAGAGGAATTAATTGATTTAATTTTCTTTGAATTTCATCAAATCCCAATATTCTACTTGCTATAAATTTTTTTCTTGAAGGCTCATTAATATTGGTATCTTTTAAAAATGATTCAACATCTGTGTTGGCTTCTTTTAATTTATATTTGTATTTAGGTACTTTTTTGAAGCCTGCTTGAGTATATGCCCCATAAGTGGATTTGTTTGGGGATGGACCTGTGTGGTTTTCCCCTTCTGTACCTGACATAAATCCTGAAGTAGATGAAATTGTTGATATTTCGTTTACAATACTTTTGATTTTATTGTATTCTTCAGGGTATGTTTTTCTGAAATGGGTTCTAAATTGATTGAAGGTTTTTATAACTTGTGCTTGTATATTTTGAATTACCTGATCAGAGGCAATTGCTGGGTTTCTAGATAAATCTGTTAAAAAATCTCTGGTTTTTTTAAAATATTCAAATACGCTTTCAAAATCAGGAGCATCCTCTACCTTCCATGTTATTGCTCCTGTTTCAGGGTCAACATTGGTTACAGTAGTTTTTACTCCTCTATTGGAACTAACTTCACCAGGAGCAGCTTCAACTATTTTATATTTAAACTTTGCCATGAATTTTGTTTAATTCTTCTAAAAGTTCATAGTACTGTAGTAAATTAACCAAATCATTATTTCCTATTTTAGAGGATTTTCCTAAAGAAACTAACATATTTTTTACCTCATTTAATTTGATTTTTATATTAGTTTCTTGAGTTTTATTTGATAATTTAATTAATTGAGATTTAATTTCTTGAATTTTGGTATTGTAAAAATCTCTTAATTTAGGTGTAGAATCAACAGAGTTAATAAATTCTTTTAAAACCAATTTTTGATTTTCATTCAATGATGCATACTTACCATTGAATTTTTCCAACATTACCTTATATGTTAAAATACGTAAATCTTTATCATATGATTTAAATTCTTCCATTAAATCATTTTCTATTTTTTGTTTATTTATCTGTTTAGTGGTTAAACTTTCTAAAATAGCAATTTTATTGGAAATAATTTGGTCAGGTGTGGATAAATTTTCACTGTTATATATTTCTATTAATGTATATAATGCAGCATGAGTTTTGTAATTGGGCAATTTAGTTTTGAAAAATTCCTCTAAGTTATAATGTTGAGAAATTTCTTTAATTAAATTATATTTTTGTCTTTTTAATACTCCTCTATTTAAATGTTTTGAGGATTCAATTACAGAATTAATAACAATTTCTGCTTTACCTTCAGTTAAACTTTTATGTTTAGTTAAAGTTTCATATAATTTATATTCTTTACCCAATTCAGTTTTAAAGAAGTATTTTTTTAAAATGTTTGTTGCCTTAGATTCTTTACCGGATAAAGTATCAGATGTTATTTGTCTAACAAGTAATTCAAAAAGAATTCCAGTATTTTTATACTTTGAATGACGAATATTCATGTATTGTGTGATTATAAATATGTAAAAAAATTTATTCTTTCAATCTATTTTCATCTAATAGATTTTCTCCTTTTCTTCCTAAACTTTCTATTAAACTTTTATTTTTTAAATATACTTGTTTTGCTTCTAAAGCTAAGGGAGAACCACCTTTATATTGAGGTTTAATAGAATCAGATTCATTATCGTCTTTTTTCATACCCCTTACCCCTAATCTATCTTTACCAAAAGGACTTTGTTGGGTGTTTCTGTTGGTTGTTTTTTCTTTAGGACGACCTAATGTTAAGTCTTCTCCATAACCTACAGGTACATTATCTGGTTCAGAATGCATTCTTCCTTTGCCATATAAAGAAGCTAGGTCATGAGGAGTGCCATAAGATTTACCTGTTACTTTAGGATCATTTCCTTCTTCTTCCAATTGTTTATATCTAAACATACGTTTTTGATCTTCAATTATTAGATCTCTATATTCATCATATTCATCTTCACTGAAATGGAATATATTATCATAAATCCAATCTGTGGGTAGTAATTTAGATTCCATTATTTTAGCGGCCAAATCAACTTTTTGTTGTAATAGAGCTATTTTTTCTTGGTCATAAATAATGGAAGGTGTAGTTAAACTTAATTCAAAATTAGTTAATTGTTCACCTGTATATCCTTGTGAGTATAAGTGTACTAATGCAATTTTATATAATTCAGACAATGCAATCCTTTGAATTCTATCAATTGTACGAGCAAATCTAATATCTTCGGCGGCAAGTGTACTTTTTCCTGTTAGATCTTTTTCATAACCCATGAAAGCTTTAGGTACTTTAAGGGCAGCAAATAATTTATCTCTTAAATAAGTAACATCTTGAATACCATCATAGTTTAAACCTGGAGTAGTTTCAATTTTAGTGGATTGATCATTTCCTCTTATTGGAATGTAAAAATCCTCTAAAAGGTTTTGCATGTTGTATTTTAAGTTATATTCACCTGTTTGATTGTCAATTAAAGGAGTACGTTTCATTGTAGAAATTGTTTTCTGCATGAAATTTTCTACCTCATTGGGTGGAATAGAACCAACATTAATATAAAATATACGACGATCAGGAGAACGGGAAATTCTATGGATTAACATAGCATCTTCCATCAACACATATTGTTTGAATATACGGCGAGCAGGTTCCAAATATGAACGACCGTAAGGTAAATAATTGACATCAGTCAATAAACGGAAATGGGCCATTTCATAATTGTCAAAATATATACCTTGTTGGTTTTCTTGAAATTGACCTAAAACAGGAGTACCATAATAACCAGAACCTCCCGCATAAATACCTTCAGGTGAATATCTGAATCTTACAGCATTGGGGTGTTCTCTATCATAATTTTCTTGTCTTTCAATATGATATGCTGTGTATGGAATTACATTAAAAACTCCATATTTTTCGGCAATTTCTAATTTTAAAAAGAAATCTCCATATTTACACATTTGTCTAATCCAAGACCATAGGTTAAACTCAATATTCAATACATCATAAAATAAATTATATAAAATTTGTTGTACATCCTCATCACTTGATTTAATATGTAATACTTCTCCTAAATCATTTTTTAATGTTGATTCATCAGAAATAATATCAAGGGCAGAGGCAACAATTGCATCATAGTCCATGTTATCATAGTCTGAATAAACCATTGTTCTTAGGTACTGCCAATTGACATTCAATTGAGAACCTAACAATGATGTAGTTGCCGGGGAATATAATCTATTGTAACGGTCCATAAGAGAATTGGTTGCAATATCTCCAGACCGTTGAATTGAATCTACATCTAATACTTTTAACTGATTACCACCTTGGTTTCTTATAATAACATCTGTTGAAAATAAACGTTGTAATCTAGTAAATAAATTTTTATCTGCCATTTAAATATAAATATTGAATTATTTTAAAATCCAACTAATGTCTTCAAATCCATGTTGAGTTTTAACTTGATATGGATTTTGAGTTTGATTTGGATTGTATCCACCATTATATGAAATTTTTTTCATATTTCCAAGTGTAGCTCTAGAATAATCTAAACTTTGTTGTTGAAATTTTAAAGAAGTATCTCTTAAATACATCCCCATACCAAAACTCATTATTAAGTCATCATTATAACCAGATTGAGCTTCAGGTCTTCCATTTTTCCATACAAATACTCTCATTTCTTCCAATAATCTTTTTGATCTAATGGTTACTGAACGTTCTCCAATGTATTCTCTTAATTTATTTACTACTAAAGGTCTTGTTTTCAAAGACATTGTAAATCCAGGAGTCATACTTGAATCTCCTTCCCATACTTTTAGATATGATTCTGCGGTTAATTGATCTGATTTAGGGGAATGATATACATTTCTGTATCCTCTTTCAGATATTGCATCTAAAGTTGACCAACCAACAGTAGCATTTTCAACTACTAGTAAAGCATTGTTATATTCTGAGGCTAATCCTACTAAAAAGAAACCAAATTCTTTAGGTGGTAGTTGTCCCCTATATTCGGCTACTTGAGTATTTGTTTCAATATCAATTACATGGGCAGCTGAAAAATCTTTTCCATCTCCTCGTGCTACGTCAGCCAATACCATATAATTTCTTGAATAATCTGCTGGTTCCCAAACCCATAAATTTTGGTCTGCACCTCTTCGTTCTAATGGTTCTTGAATGGTGGTTGATTTAATAAATTCAATCCATTCAGGGTGGAATACTACATCTCCTGATGTTGCAAAGTCGCAATCACATTCTTGGGCAGCTATTCTAGGATCTCCCAATAATTCATCTTGGCGTTTTCTCCATTCTTCATTTCTTTCAGGATGTACATACCATGGTAATTTAATAGGTAAAAAATCATTTTCTTGGGCTTCTGCGGAAACCCATGTTTTATGGAACCAATTACCCGTACCATAAGGGGTTGATAATACAATTGCCCCACCGCCTGTTGCTAATGTTTGTTGCGCTGAAGCCCATATTTCATTGATTCCTTCAATAAAAGCGGCCTCATCCACTATCAACAATGATACTGCTTCTGAACGACCAGCATCTGAGTTTGCTGATGTTGCTTTAATTTGAGAGCCATTATTTAATCTTAATGTTAATTTATTGTTTTCTTCATAACCTATTTTTAACCAAGAAGGTAAATTTTCAAACATGAATTTAACCTTGGTTACCATGTTTTTTGCGGTTTCCTGTTTAGTAGCAATACAAAGTACGTTTTTATCTTTATGAAATAACATTAACCATATAGCATAACCAGCGGCCAATGTTGATATTCCCAATTGTCTAGATTTTAATACAATTGAATAAGGATTATCTCTCCATAAATGTAATACTTTTTCTTGAAATGGATATAAATTAAAAGCTATTCTTCCACGCTGAGGATGTTGTATAGTTGCATATTTTTTTAAAAAATGAACTGGGTCTTTGGAGCAAAGAATATACTCATCTCTAATTATTTGTTTTAAATCTGGTTGGCTCATATTACTTTAAAATTTGCCAATACATTCCAGCATTTACTACTGGTTTAAATTGTGTGTTTAATCCTAATCCTAGTTTATATAAAGTTTGTCCTTTATTTTCATATAAACCATTCAATGATATGAAACTAGAATTGGGAATTAAACCCAAAGAAGGTCCTACAAATAAAGCATGTTTTCTTGCTATTTCTTTTTCAACTGTGGTTTCAACTGTTTTATATCTTATTTTATAATTTAATGTTTTTTCTAATTTTATTAAAGGATTTTCACTATAAATATCATAAGTTATTTTAATATCGGTTGAATCATTTTTAACAACCATAGAATCTTGTGTTAATACAACTAATCTATCAACATATACAGGTATACTATCTATGATTGTATCATGTATATAAACAGGTTTCCATTTTGGTTTATAAACTGTTTCTTTTTTAGTAAAAGTATCCCAATTGGTTTTTGTTATTGTTATAGTGTCGGTTTTTGTAATAATTTTGGTTTCATTGTTGCAACAATTTGACATCCAAATTATTATAAAGGATAAAATGGCAATAATTATGTATAAAAATTTATTTTTCATATATCTATACATATTGTAAAAATAAAAAAGCTCGGTTTTTGACCGAGCTCTTAAATGTAATAATGTTTATTTTTTAATCTAATGGTTGGATTGAATTAGTTCCTTTTACAATTAACTTTTTACCACCATTTTTTATAACTACTGTTTTTTCAAAATTAGAATTAGATTTAACATGATCTACTTCATATGTTTCTCCCTTTTTAAAACCATTTTTTTCAGGACCCATATATTTTATTTTTTGTCCGTTTTTTACAGTATTATAAAATGGAGTTTTACTTTCTCCCACTAATCCACCAGTGTCAATTTGAACATCTCTTTCTTTGAATGCTTTAACTAATTCTGGTTTTTTAATGAATTGTTTTAGAGCAGCCATTTTTTTATCTTTTTCTGCTCCTTTTTCCATTGCTTTAATTTTTTTAACTAAATTTTTTAGTTTGGTTTTAAAGTCTTCAAATTCTTCATTTGAGTATTTGAATTTAGAAGGACCTTGAATTTTTTCTTTTTTGGCTGCTGCTTTGGCCTGTTTGTCTATGGTTTCATCATCAGGTGTAGAATCTTCTTCTTCGTTAAGATTTGAGTCTGGGTTGTATGGGTATTTAGGTTTACCAGTTTCATAATCAAATCTGGATACGTCTCTAGGTTTTACTTTAGTTATTCCTGTTTTAATAAATTTTTTTAATTCGTTATAAGTATCAAAATCATATATTTGATTGTCTTCTTTCCTAGTTGCGTGATAACTTACACCATCATTATCCGAATATCTTGATATTTTATATTCTTTACCTCCTATATTAATTTTTATACCTTGAGATAGAGTTAACTTTTTTAAATCATCTATAGTGGGAATTTGTGTATTAGGTTCTTTATCATCTTCTCTTAATTCAACATCAATTCCTTGAGAAGTTACTTTTTTAATGTCATTAGGAAAATTTAATATTTCACCTACATATCTAGCATAATCATATCCTTGTGTATCAACAAAAAAATACTGATTGTTTATGTTTAGTATAGCATATTGGTCACCTGATGTGAGGCCATCAATATAAAATCCCTCAGCATCATCTTCAAATATTTCAGATTCTATATCATATATGGGGAGCGATTTAATTAATTGTTGAATTTTAGGAGATAAACTATTAAAGTCTGTTTTAGAATCTACATCTTCAGGAGAATATGGTTTCCTATCAACATCAACTTCACTTCTAATTAAATCATAATCATCTTCATTAAATGATTCTTCTCTTAATTCAACATCAATGCCCTGTGCTGTTACTTTTTTAATGTCATTAGGATTAGTTCCTTTTTTCATTACTACAGCCCCTGATTTAGGGTCAACATCTACTTCAGATAAAATCTCGTAAATATAGTTTTTAATTTCGTTTTTTAATTCTGATTTTTTCATATCATTAATAAATATGTTAAAGTTTTAAAGAGTTCATTACAAATTGTACTCTTTGTTCTGTGGTTAGATATGGGGGTATTTTAATAAAATTTTGAATATAATTTTCATTTTCAATTAATAGTTTTTGAATTACATCATCTATCAATTGTCTGTATTTGGGGTCAGTAGTTCTTACAGAATTATCCTCTATTTCAACACCTAAAGGTGACACATAAAATATGTAATCATAATCGTAAATGAAATTTTTTGCCAAATAATTAAAATCTATATTTTCATAATAATCAATTGATTTAGCAACAGAGGTAAAAGCCATTACATCAATTACTGTTCTATCTGTAATTAGATTTTCTCTCAATAATTCAGATGCACGTTCAGCCAAAAATATTGTTTGACCTTTTAATGTAGAGTCTGTATTTAGTGGAATACCTAAATCACGTAAATATTTTGAACGTTCAGTAGCAATATGATAATCTTGAAATTGTGGAAGTTTAGCTAATTCATTAACTAAAGTGGTTTTTCCACATGAAATTGTACTACAAAATCCAATACGCATAATTTATTAAGTTCTTGCTTTAGAATTAGGTTGTTTATAAAAAGGTAAACCACTACGATTACGTTTTGCTTCTTTCCATTGTTTTTCAGTATATTGAATACCATGAATGTGATATTCTTTTCTACCGTTTTCATAAATTACCGCAGGACCTTCAGTATTGTGAAGTTTACCTTCCCATACCCACCTTACGGTTCCATCACTTGTAGTTAGTTTTTTGCTTGGATTCATTATGTTATAAATATACGAAAGAAGGCTTGGATTTCCAAGCCTTAATTTGAGTATTTGTTAGTTATTTATTTGTTTAGATTACTTTAAATAAATTTGGGTATCTTTTTTCAAAGTCTTTAGCTGTTTCATAATCATTGGAAAAAACTACATCAGACAGTTCACTACCATTTGAGTAGTTTGTAATATCCATATCTTCAAGTTCGATTTCTGCACCGAAATCGTACGGTGAATCCGATAACTCACCTGTATCGACATTGTAGTATACTGTAGGTACTTTGAGTTTAACTTTAAAATTTTCATTTAAACGTACTTTGGAAATTTCTTCTCTAATGATTTGTCTTAGTTCGTTGAGTTTCATAGTTATTTTATTTGTTTGTCTGGTATAAATATATGAAAGAAAAGGGAGGTTTCCAAATTATCTCCAATTTATAATATCTCCTTGTAAGTTATCCCAATCTTCTTTTTTCAAAATACTTTCTGCTACATATACTCCTTGGGCAGCAGATACCGCAATTCCTCTTGATGATAAACTATCTCCCACAAAATGAATATTTGGGTAATCAACCAATGCTAGATCTTGGTAATATACTAATACTTCCTCACTTAGAAATTTCACCTCAGGAATATAAATACCCCAATCATCACCAAAATTAAATACTTTATTTAAATCTTCAATATAATCAATAATATATTGAGCATATTTTCCATATGCTTCATGAAACAAATCTAAATTATCTACTTGAACTAAATTCATTTGGTTTTTTTCAGCACTTAATGAAGGAGTTCTTGTTTTATTTGGGGAATAATATAATCCTTTTCCATCAATTTGACATTTTGATACTACTTGCTTTTGAAATTCAAATGGATTATCAATGCCCTTGATTTCCATTATAATACCAAAATTAGTCATATTGTTTATCATATCTTCTTGTTTATAAGAATGACCATTATATGATTTCATTCCATAAGTAGTTTCTTCAGCTACATATGCTGCTAAATTATTTGAACAAAAACTTCTTAATGATACCTCTTCATTTGGTTTTTGATACAATTTAAAATCATATGAAACATCAACTATAGGTTGCATGTATTTTTGGGGTAATTCCATTCTAACCCCTAATTGTACTGATTTGGGTTCTTTTTCTAGGTTATATTTATCAATTAATTTTTGGGTTAAATCAATACCAGATTTACCTGTACCGTAAATTAGTTTGTCAAAAGTTATTTTTTTCATGTTTAATTTATAATTTTATTGTTTTATATTTCCATATGTAACCACCAGCAGTTTTTTGTTTCTTCCTACAAACATTAGATATATCTCCACTATTCATATTTAAATTTAATGATGCTTCTTTTAAAGAATTCCATTCTTTGATAAAGTTTCCATTTAAATCATATTGTAATATGGGTTTATATTTCCCTTCTGCTGCTTTTATTTTATGTTCTTCTTTTAATTTTTTTCCTTTATTACCAAAATTATCTTTTCCTCTATGAAATTCTCCTATTTTTTTCTTGCTTTCAATAGAATGTTTGGGTTTATTTTTTTGTTTTAAATTTTTTGTTTTTCTTGTTTCTTCACTCATAACCCAACCTTTAGGAGCTCCTATTTTTATATCAGGATTTAATATATGTTTTTTTCCTTTATCTTTTCTAACTTTAGTTCTTTGTTGTTTTGTTCCAATTTTACTTTGTCTTATTTTTTCAATAACTTCTTCAGAATGTTTAGTTAATCCACCTCCCCCATCATTTTTATTTGTAAGAATAAACCCCCAAGATTTAAATTGATATATCCAATATGATTCTAAAAATTTCCATTGGGATTTTGCGTTTAAGCATTCATCTATTATATAAAAATAAATATCTTCTCCAAACAATGTTTTCCAATCATATTCTCTTCTTTTTGGGTTTTTTGTCTTACCTATATAAAAAGGAATATTATTTTTTTCTAAAACATAAATAAAAGCTTTATTTTTTTCTTTCGTAATATTTTTGTTTAAGTTTTTCATCAATTTTTTCTTTATTAGACCAATAATATTTTTTACTATATTCTCGCTGTTTAAGAATACGTTCCTCTTCTGTTTGGTATTTTTTAATACGTCCCATCGATTATAAATATTGCATATCTAAGAAAAAGTCTAAGAAAAATTAAAATTTTTCATTATATCTTTTTTATTT